GTTTGTGAAGAATGGCATGATGTACCGCGTGACACAAGTTCAAATGAATTCAACAACTGCGCTCACTTCTGAGACTGTCAAGGTGATGGATCTGAATTTCCAAAATCCCGTGAGGGAAATCTTCGTGTGCATTCAACCTTCACGGTACCAGACACTCCAAAATGGCAATTTTTTCCACTACTTTTGCAATTATAGAAACTCCTATGTAAACTACAAGAATGAGGACACAGGGTACTATCTCTCTGAACATCATATTACAGGTGCGTCCCTCCGTTTCAATGGAAACTATATATTTCAAGAAGAGTCGAGTGGTTCTGCTCAGATGATGTGCTACACCATTCCACAGAAATATTACAATGATGCAGACAATACACAGTTGTTTCGAGGGTACGTGTACCCTTTTGTGCTCGACCCACTTTCAAAGCAACCACAGGGTCACGTCAATATGAGTCGTATCTTAAAGAAACAGCTGACACTGTACCTCAACACAAGTCAGTTTGATAGAAATATACGCGTGTATGCACGTTCGTACAACATTATGGTTATAAAGGACGGTCTCTGTGGACTCATGTTTACAAACCCCAGTTACTACAACCCAACTCTCGTGTCTGGTACAGATGCAGCCGTCTCCGAGGGTACAGTCCCCACAGGGTTACCTGATCTCACAGCCGATCAGGGATATTACTATGCCATCAAGGTGACGAATGGGAATGAAATTGTGGGTGTGCAGCTTTATGAAGATGATACCCCACAGTTTGTGACACCACGTGATTTACAAGACACTCAATTCTCATACATGCTGGACACAAATGACACCTTTGTAAGTAACACGAGTGTCATACTCACAAATACAAATATATACGTCCCAGGTACCATTTCACAGTTACTGTACACTGCAGTGAATGCTCCCGCTGTCACTTCGAATGTGGATAAATACAGTATGACATCGACAGACAATTACATATTCTCATCTCATTATGGATTTGTCAAAAGTATGCGTCTCATCCTAAAGACAACCCAGGCTACACCCCTTTCCTCTCTGTCCCTTGACACAAATCCCGAACAGAGTCTCTACACCAACTTACTCACCACCGCCACCGTGAACCTCTACCGTTCCAATACATTTTTCAATACGACAGATGTAGCTTCATGGATTGATGCTGCTCAGGTTGATACACGAACTATACGCGTTTCCTACACCAAGGAATCATCTGGATTCTACTATGCAGCCCTTGTGACCAGAAATTCTGGTGGAAACATCACCAGCTATTCAAAAGTTAATTTTGCAAGAACCTATGATTTCGTTTACACATTTGCTGTGGTACCCCCAACATCTGACACATATGACTCTAGTAACAACATATCAAATGTAACATTACAAGTGACGGGCCTTTCTGGGAGTGGCACCATCCGTGCCTATAACGGATCACGTACTCGTGGTTCACTCACCTCTTTTACAGCAATTGACACTTCAAAGACGTACACTTTTACAGAACCTGACTTGCGCACCACACAGACGTACACTGTCATCATTACGAGGAATCTACAAAGTACACTGACTCGTACATTTTCTTTAACGGCGGGAGTGCGTAGCGGTTCTGCCTATTATGTCATACAGTTCATTCCTACAAGTGGCACGGGTAAGATTGTGGCTCTTCAGGGGTACAGTGACATACCTGGTAATTTGGCTGGAATTACAAATATTACAATGGTGACATCGAATGTCATACCACTCACAACAAGCAATACATCTGGTTCAACAGGAATTACCCTCCAGGCACAGAATTTCAGTAATATAGTGTCAACAACAAGGACCCAATATGAGGATGGTACCAATCAAAACTATAGCCCCTCCTCGGCATCATATATTACACCCGCTACAATGGGGACGGGTAGGTACATATACACAACCGCAGCCGTATCTGCAGTCTATTTCATTATGGCGATTGATTACACAACTGTACCATCATCGAATAGTGTCATCAGTATATCAAGTTCTTCGAGTATATTCACACCTGCGTCACCCTCTACATGGCTAGCAGGTGCAACTACAAAGACATATCAATTGAAGAATCTTACAGGAAAAACACCCTATAATTATCAATACAAAATGGATCAAGTATACACAAATAAAACCGAAACTATACTTCGCAGTCGAACTAGATACTATGCAAATACGTACTATGTCCCGTATGATATAGTAGCCCCCATTTTTACATCCACTTTCAATAGTGATGGTATAGCAAGTGAAGACACTGTCAACATGCCAAAGGACACTGCACTTTCAGATTTTATAAAGTACAATACCATCAACATCTACCTCAACATAAAAACGGATGACGCAGGTGCCACCATAACAGAATCAAACACCATTGTAAACACCGTTGTGGGTAATTACACCATCACCTTTGTAGCCACTGATGCGAATTTGAACAGTCGGACACTGAATCTATATGTTGCAGTTGTGTAAATCCGCGCGGTACATCTCAACCACTGGGGTCTTTTGAAGATCCGCAATCTCCTGTACAATCTTCTGAGCCTCCGTGTACAACTTGGTAATCTCCTCCAGTGTGTACTGGTATGTCTTGATCCCCAACAGGTAATCGTAGGTGTCGTCAATCTTGATAAACTTGAGCTGGTTGAGTTCCTGCTCGAGATCAGCCCGTTTCTTTTTGAAAACCACCAAGTCACCCTCCACCACCATACGGACAAACTTCGCCTTGTTGTCAAGGACCACCTTGAGTTTTTCCATATTGTCCAACAGATTCTCCTTTCGTGACTTGTAGTATTTCATGCGCACCTCCAAAAAGTCCACCAGTATCTGCTCCGCCGAATCGTACTTTTTGATCCCACTCGTAGGGTGGAACAGGTGCATGTTGCTCGTGTGAAATGTCTTTTCAAGTTTCAGATCCTTTTTGAGATCATTCCCACGATACCCCTGGATCACGAAATTCACCTGATCCGTTGTGCTATTGTTCACGTACCCCGTGATGATACCCTTTTCCGTGAGAGTATCCAGATGCTCCTTGTAATCCTGAGTCCACCGTGTCGGTGGGAGTTCCGTCACCGTGACATTTGACCCATTCAGTGTGTAGCACCCACACGCCACCCACGACTGTTCAGTCTCACCATCCGAGATGGTTCCCTGGAATCCCCGAAACCACGGCTTCATGCGCCTCGGTGCTTCACCCTTGAGTGCTCTCTCAATGTTTTGTATAATGTCTTTGGGATTGAAGGATGGTATGTTTGTGCTAAACCCTGTGCCTATACCCTCCGTGCCATTCACCAGGATTGTTGGGATCACAGGGACATAGTACTCGGGTTCAATCTGCTTCCCATCGTCATCAAGATAGGTGAGGATAGGGTCATCACGAACATCAAAGAGCCGCCGAGTACATGGGGCCAACTTTGTAAAGATGTAGCGGGTCTGACTCGCATCCTTGCCACCCATGAGACGAGTCCCAAACTGCCCACACGGTTCCAAGTAGTTCATGTTGTTTGAACCCACATAGTCGTGAGCAAGTTTCACAATCGTCTCTGCTAGTGACACTTCACCGTGATGGTAACTTGTCTTTTCGGACACGTACGCCGCCAACTGCGCCACCTTCATCTCCTCGCGGAGGTTCTTCTTGAGACATGCATACACCACCTTGCGCTGGGATGGTTTGAGACCGTCACACATGTGTGCCACCGATCTTCTCAGATCTGCGAGACTGAAATTCACCATGTCACGGTGAATGAATTCTGAAATACCTATATCTTGGATGGACCCATAGTTCAACTCCCTCACATTGGGATCAATCTCACTGTTATCTATGAGCCACCTTTTGCGTGCATCCGCCTTGGTCTTGTCAAATGCCAAGATGATGGACTCATCCGTTTTGTCGTCACGCTCAAAACGAATCGTCAATTTGCACAACTGCTTGAAGTATTCACGCGCTTCTTGGGATGTCGAGGTTCCCAGACCCTTGTAGTATTTGATCTTCCACCCCTGTGGGTCCCATCTCCTGAAGGATGATTCGGTGAAGAACCACTTGGATTCATTCCCACGTGACGCCTTGATGATGGGTGTCACCATACTCACACAGAATCCGAGGGGGAGCAGACTCGGCCAGAAGCAGTGAATCATGTTGAGCACCAGACCCTTGATGTGACTCCCATCGTGATCAGCATCCGTCATGATCATGAGACGCCCGTACCGAAGTTCATTCAGTGACGTGTACTCCTTGTCTTGTTGGAGTCCCAAGATCTTTTTGAGATCACTGAATTCCTGGTTTGACAGAAGCTGCTTGACTGACGCCTCACGTACATTTTTAGGTTTTCCACGAAGAGGAAACACACCAAAGAGATCCCTCCCCACCACTGAAAGTCCCGCCACTGCAAGAGCCTTGGCAGAGTCACCCTCTGTGATGATCAGGGTGCACTTTTCGGATTTGGCCGTCCCAGCAAAGTTGGCGTCATCGAGTTTTGGTATGCCCGTAATCTTTGACTTTCTGGTGCCATCCGTCTTCTTGAGCTCCTTTTGTTCCTTGGTCTTGGAATCCGCCACAAGGTCATCTTGGATCCCAGTCTTGAGGATGTTCTTGATGAACGCCTGCGTCGGTACAAAAGAACTCCCAAATTTCTGAACCTTGAGGGTACACTCCGACTTGACCTGACTACTGAAACTCGGGTTCACGAGGGTGGCTCGAACAAACAGAAAGAGATGATTCTTCACATGGAACGGCAGAAGTTTCACCTTCTTGCCTAGTTCTTCAAGAATCCCCGAGGTGATGAGCTGCGACACGTGACACACATGTGTTCCACCGTGGGTCGTGCAGATGCCATTCACAAATGAAACCTGTTGGAAACCCTTGTCACTGGGAGCCACCGTGACTGCCCAGCGTTCCGTGTTCATGGAGACACACGGGACATCATCTGGAAGGTACATCTTGGCATAGGCTTCTGAAGAGAGGTGCTTCATCTCCTGATCCTGAAAAAACACCTTGCACTTGGGGTGTGTACATATCATTGCATCCCAGACTCTCTTTTCGATAATCTTGCAGAATGCATCGTCAATCGCAGTCATGTGAAATTTCTCCCAGTCGGGTACAAAGGTGATGCACACACTGCTCTTGGCTCCACGGTACGCCTTGATTTTTGCAGGGTTGCACTTTTTCATGTTATTCTCCCAGGTTTGTGAGTACTCCTTCTTGTTGGTGGAATCCTTGATGGTCACATTGAACATTTTGGAATAGATGTTGGCAAGTTTGGCACCGTACCCGTTGCGTCCACCCACTACCCGTTCCGTGGTGTCATCATAATTAGTGCTTGTGAGGAGGTGGCCAAAGGTGAGTTCGGGGTTCCACACCTTTTCTTGTTCGTGCATCTCAACTGTGATGCCACCAAGGGGTCCATCATTTTCGATACTTATGATACCCTGGGTAGGGTCAAGTGATACCTTGATCATCTTCACCTCCTCTGGGTACGTGGAGTTGCGATCGATGGCATTCACAAGTATCTCGTCAAAAATTTTAAGAAGGGCGGGAGAATATGTAATCTGCTCTTCTTGGAACTTTTCACCTCGCAGAACCCAGTATGGTTCCGTCACATGAGATACCGCACCTACATACGAATCGGGACGCTTGAGAATATGTTCAACATGTGTGAGTTTTTGAATCTTCTCAGTCATTGTATTGTTTACAAGGTAGGGACTCACTCCCTTAATTTAATAACGTGGAGGCCACGTACATGGGGCATCTTTTCTTCCATGAGAATCTCATCCAAGTCTGTTCGTTTGCAAAAATCTCTGAAATCAAAGAACCAGTCATGGATCTGTTTCACGGTGAGAGTTGCATATGAACTCTCGACTATTTTGCCACGACCCGTCAGTTCACGATGTCGCACCTGTCGTGGTCCAGGTACCAGTTTGTATTTCTGGAGTGCATAACAATTGAGACACAGTGTACGTTGATGAAGTCCCACGACTTTTAAAAAACTGCAGTTTGTCATGAAATTCATGGGTTTGAACTTGCAATATGTATAAAACTTACGGAGTTGCTTCTCTTTTACACACACTAAGAGATCAAGTGGACTTGTACACATGTAGCATGTATTGTACCATTTTATGGATGCCATTGTGGTACTCTACATGGTCTTCATGGGTTTATCTGGTTCTTATTATCATCAAGTTCAACCCATGTATTTCCCATTCGTCGGGTGACTTCACCGATGAGGTTCCCGTATCCTCCACCCGTTGTGATGAAATATTGGTATGTGGTTGCAAACAGTAAATCTTCATCAGCTGACTTGTCAAGATGAAACTCTATATCCTGATCACGTAAAAAACTTGCACGGTCATCCAAGTATTCTTTCGATTCTTTGACACACACATTTGTGTGATTTCCAGCGATTATGTGAACTTTTTTGATGTTTTCACGCTGTATAAACTCTGCCAATTTGTTCCACCATTCTGGCTGGTTTTTGCGTGCATAATTATATTCAGCAGGTGAAGCACATAAAACATCACCGATTCGTACATGTAAAACTAATTCACGAATGGGAGGTCCTCTTTTCTTCCTTTTTTTATCTATGATGTTCAGTAGTACATCCCAATTTTCAGATACACGCGGTGAACGTTTCAAGTATTCACTTGCTATCGTACCTGGATACATCTGTGTATGGTAATGAAGATCATCATCCTTATCAGTCCTCCAAAATACATCACCCAATCTGTAGGGGCGAGTGGGTCTCATGGAGAGTGCAATACCTATGTACACAATACATAAGATTATAAAGAGAGCAATGTAAATAAGCATCATATAAAATGTAAACATTATTATAATGATCTACGTGTACGTAGGTGTTGGGTTACTTCTTGTGTATCTCCTCTTTTTTCGAAAACCCAATATGAATCAGCAGATTAAGCTCCTCGTGAAACAAGCTGCCAAGTGGGCCACCACAGCACAGCAAGATACATCCCCGTATCTATCCGTGATGCATTCAAATTACGCAACTGGATATCTCATGAGTCTCAAGGATATCGCCACCCCACAACAGATTCATACCGTCACGGGGATTGATTTTGTGACATTTGAAAAACACATCCTGAATGTCCAAGAGATGGTGAATACCCGACTCAAGGAGAAGGTGCCTGAGTTTGCTGGTGAGGTGAACATGTACCTGTCAGCCATTGCCGAGGGTAAATAAGTGTCTGAAACAAACTTGAGATGATGTAAACCCTATTCTAAGAAACACATGGAAGGCACCGCTGAACGTTCCATCCACCGTGCTCGTGAAGCCTATGCTCGCCACTATGCTGACCGCAAGTCCAGATCCTTGAAGATTATAAGTTTCAATGATGCCGCCAAACATGTGTATGCGCCTGCACTGTGCAAGGCGGTCAATGTGTCTGGCAAGGCGTGTGCCAATCAGGCGTTTTGCAACAACCTCTGTAAGAGACATCAGCAGTCTGTAAAGTGATC